ACGGCACAGGTGGCTTCATGCCCGAAGTGATCTACGGCACCACCGCAGGGAACCTGAACAAGCCCATCGGGGTAAAAGGCAAGAGCCACCTGATCCCCTACCCGCGCGAATCGGCGGAAAAGTTCGCCTCCCGTGTGGCCTGTGCCACCTACGAGAACCACCTACGCAGCGCCTGCGAGCGATTTGCGGCCTACCTATCGCGCAAATCCCCAAGCCGCCAAGGAGCAGATAACCCACTGGTGCAGGCATTTTTGAAAGACGCAGACGGCGCAGGGTCTAGCCTCAACGCCTTCATTCACCGGCTGACAATCGATGCCAAAGCCCGCGGGTCCATGCTGGTGCTGATCGACCTGCCACGCGAACGCCAAGACGTTAGCCTGGCTCAAACCCTGACCGGAGAGGCCCGCACCCTGCCCTACCTGGCAGCCATCAAACCCGAGGTGGTAGCAGACTACAAGCAAGACGACAAAGGTCGATTCGTCAGCTTGGGGATCCATAGTGTGGCCAATGTGAACGGAAAAGAGGTCGAAGTCATCCGGCGATGGACCCGCACCGATTGGCAAGTCTGGAACGGTCAGCAACTGCTCGAATCCGGCCCTAACCCATTTGGCGAATGTCCTGTTCTGGCCTTGACAGAAAACGGAGCTCCATTTCCACAGGTGGGAAAGTTTGCGCAAATCGCCGATCTATCCAAACGGCTTTACAACGCCCGCTCAGAGCTGGACGAAATCTTGCGCAGCCAAACCTTTAGCGTGCTGACCCTCCAGATTCCGCCCGAAGTGACCAACGCCGTCGAATCGGCCAAAGCCTTCACCGAGACCATCAGCACCCACAGCCTGTTGATCCACCAAGGGCAAACACCCGCCTTTATTGCTCCAGACAGCGGCCCGGCCCAAGTGTACGGAGCCCGCATAGCCGAGCTACAGGCCAGCATCGAGCGCATCGGCATGGAGACAGCCAGTCAGCCAGGGCAGCAACAAGAAAGCGGCGTGGCCCGCAAGATGCGGTTTGAGGCGCTCAATGCCGACTTGGCCGGGTTTGCAGCCCTCATGCAAGACTTGGAGTTGCGCATTTGGGATCTGTTCCACCAAGCGCTTGGGATGCAAGACCGCCCATTGGTCGAGTGGCCAACCGACTACAACCTGACCGACAGTGCCGCTGAGCTCGACATTTTGAGCATGATGCAGGCCACCGGATTCCCCGATGCCGCCCTAATCGAAAAGCGCCGCGCCATATTGCTAGCCGAATTTGACCGCGCTGACCCCGCAACGCTGGCCATCATCATGGCCGCACTTGACGAGTCAGCCCAAAGCGGAGCCAAGCCATGATCCAGGTCAGCATCACCGGTACCGAGCAGGTACGCGCCCGACTGGCCAAACTTGGCAGCGCCATGACCACCCAAGCGCTGGCGGAAACAGCGGTAGAGGTTGAGCAATACGTCGAACAGCAAGCGGCCAAACACAGCAAAAAAGGGGCCTTGGTTCGCAGCGTGTACAAAACCAAGCTGCAAGATGGCTCGTGGGAAATAGGCCACGACCTGCAACACGCCCCGCACGCCTTGTTTGTGCACTGGGGCACCAAACCGCATGTCATCCAGCCAAAGGCCAGCGGGACATACGCCAGCTACAAAGACATTGCAGGAAAAACCGTTCGGAAAGGCGTTCCAAAAGGTGGGGCAGGCCGGATGTTCTTGCGATGGGCATCAGGAGGCCGGTTCCACTTCGCCAAAAAAGTTCATCACCCAGGCAACAAGCCAGACAAATGGATGGAACGAGCCGCTGCGCTTGCGCCAAAAATCTTTGAGCAGCACGTTAACCGACTGATCGAGCAACAGGCATAAAACCACTAGGCCAATTTTGCGCCTTGACACTTAACCCAAAACCGGACAAGCCATCATGGCACTACGCCACACCTACCAAGATGCCTACCTAAAAGGGCAAATCACCGAAGACCGTGAGTCCCGCGCCGCGCTCGAAGTCGCCACCTTTGGCAGCTTTAGCACTGCATGGTCTGACCGGCTAGTGGTATTGCGCGCCTACATCATCACGGCATTGGAATGCCAAGCCCAACCAGATGACCTGTTTGCGCAAAAGCTCAAACACTACCGGCAAGAATGGGATGCGGTGCTGCTGCAAGCCAAGGCAGCGACGCCAGCAGCAGACGGAAAACCCATGTCGCTGTTCAGTATCCAACTGGAGCGCGCATGAGCACCGGAATCATGGCGACACTGGAGGCTCTTCGTGACCGCTTAGAGCTGCTTCCTGGGGTGCAGAGCTGCAAAATTGGGCTTGAAGCTAACATTAGCCCGGACGACTACCCCATCATCCGCATAGTTCCAAGCGACTTGCGGCCCCATGGAACCACGGGCTACCGGCTCGACTGCGAAGCACTGATCTACTTTGGCCAGCCCATCCAGCCCTTTGACGACGTGCCCGATGCGGCAGGCCGCGTGCGGTTGGAAAAGCTCTACGCCGCGCTGCTCGACATGGACTTGACCATCCGCGACACCGTGTACGCCAACAGCGGCCAGTGCTTCGAGACCGTGCTCGATGAAGACCGGCTCGATACCTATAAGCTCATGGCGCTCAAGGTGAGGGTGGTGGGGTGAGGGTCAGGCGTGGGCGTGATCATTGTGCTGAGCTTGCCACCCCTCTAGCCCGCCAGCAGAGGCAATTTCTGCTTGCAGCTCGCGTTCCAGCCGGTCAGTGCTCTCGAACGCATCAGGGCCATCAAAGACCAGAAAATCGACTGGATGGATGTCAAGGCGCTCTTTCCTTATCAGCCGCCCGTCGGTTGTCTCAACCAAAAAGCTCATGATTTTTCCCTCGCGTAGAAAAAGTTGAAAGACTTAGCCACTTTCCCCCAAGCCCTGTGACGCACCTCTTGACCAAAGTCCTTTGGGTGCAGCTCTCCAAGCCTGACCTTCTCGATCAATTCTGACGCCGCCTCAGACTCGGCCAACGCATAAGCGTCCTTCCATTGTGCGCCTTCATGCTCAGGAATGCCATAGGCAACATGCCTAAAATCAAATGTCACGGCACGCAACTCTGCAAAACCAAACGCCGAAGCCAAAACAACATCTTCCACGCTAAACCCAGACCCAGATGGATGGTTATGGGTAAAGAGCGATCCGCGCATCAGAATCAGTTCAGACTCGCGATACTTGACGCGATCAGACTGCCCCTGCCGTTGCAGCAGCACTTGGCCGTCTGGCGCAATGAAGGCCCCCGTCTCCAGCGTATCGCTACGGATGGCGTCCTCGACCTCTACCGCCGCGCGACGTGCTGGGGTCGATGTGTCTGGCTTGACCTTCTGTGAGCCCGGATCGTAGGGGCCAAATGTCTCACTGGGTTGCCTGAATTCGCGCATGGGGCCATTATCCCCCACCCGCTTGAGCCGGTACTCAGCCCCCCGCCTGCGTGCAACAGCTGGCCGGCGGCCTTCAGGCAAACAGGGCCAGCGGCTCGGGCTGGATGTGGTTCCAAGCGGCTTCTATGCGGGCGCAGGCCACCTCGAAGTGCTTGGGGTCTATCTCGCAGCCGATGAAGCTGTGGCCCAGCGACAGGGCCGCCACCCCGGTGGAGCCGATGCCCATGTAGGGGTCGAGAATGGGCAGGTCTGGCAAGGGGCGTACCTTGTCGATACACCAGCGCATGAGTTCTACCGGCTTTTGGCTGACGTGCTGTCGAGAAAATCGCGCACCACTGGCATCCAGATCAGTCTTTTGGCATACCACGCCCTTCCATAGCCAACGGAATACCTCGCGCTTGGTTTTTCTGCCACACCAAGCCCACTCGCAGTCCGCAAATGAATCGTCTGGGCCGCGCCCCATGTGCTTATCCCATGCCAACATGGTTCCTCCTGTGGGCAGGAGCTGCATGAAATTCTCCGCACCCCATAGCACGATCAACGGCTCACCGCCTCGTTGGCCTCGCACAGGACCTTTTGGTGCAGCCACTAGCCATGGGGCAGCATCAAAAGGTTGGTCGTCACCATGGATTGGGTCTAGGTTTCTGTGTTCGTTGATACCAAGGCCCCCACCACTATGCTGAAACCCAATTCCATAAGGCGGGTCAGACACAATCGCCCCAATCTTGCCAAACACGCCAGCGCGTAGCAGCTCCAAACAGTCGCCTCGGTACAGGGTGGCGTGGCCATCGGCCAAGATGCGTTTTTCAAAGTTCATAGGGTTTTCCATGTAATGGGGGGAGTTGTCAGTGGGAGTGGGTTGTCATAGAATGTGGCCACCGCACGACGTTTCGGACGTTGGCCTGGGGGCTCGAAAGGGTACGCATCAGGCAGTGCGGTTTTTCTGTTCCCGCTTGAACAAAGTCTGCGGAACAACATGAAGTCGACGGACGCGCGCTGCAAACCCGTACACCCAGCCATCAATCAGCGCCTCACCCTCGATCAGCTTTGTCCCGTCTCTTGCTACTGGTGGATTTCCAGTTCGCAGCTCTGCCGTGTTGAAAATTCGATCAAAAGCGGCCAAATCCATCGCTGTGATGGGCTCCTGACCGCGCAGTCGCTCGTTCGGCCCCGAGTGCCCCTTCATTGCGTGAAGCACGCCGTCGTGATCCAGCGCGAGAGACTTCCCCGACAGGTTAAGTCCGACAGCCAGGGCACGGTCAACAGCAGCAGAAGACACGACCGACAAGACCAGCGGTGGCTGCTTGTCGCGAGGCGATTCGGTGGCTGCTTCTACAAATCGAACGGCATGCGGATTTACGGCCTCTGCCTGCCTGGAAAAAACGCCCACCCGCTTGAGCCGGTACTCAGCCCTGACGCCAGCCTGAGTCACCGCCTCCCAATCCGCCCCACCCAGCACCCAGTCCAGCCGCTGGCGGTTGCCCAGCACCCGCGCGGCTTCTGCGGGGGGCAGGCTGCGCAGCCATTCTCGGGCCGCGTCTTCGCGCTCGCGGGCCCGCTCGGCGGTTTTGTCGGGGCGGGTGACCAATTTACACCAGCAAAAAGGGTGGAACGGCGGCTTGGGTGCCTTGGCCTTGGGGTACATCCCCGCCCCCAGTCCCCACAGGTTGGCCTTGGTGTGCAAGTCGCAAATGTCCGGTAACGGGTGCATTGGGTTCAATCGAACCTCAACCACCGTAATGGTTTCGTCAGCCATGATTCCTGCGGCCACACGGTCAGTGTATGAACGAGCCAGCTCGGTCTGGGCAATGCGGTCGGCCATGAAGCGGGTTTTTTCTCGCTGGGCGACCCACAGGCGCTTGCTCAGTACCTCTTGGCCTTTGCCCTTTTCCCAGGCGGACAAGGCCTCCATGTACCCGGCCTTGAGCGCGGGGGATTTGAGCCGCGCGGCTTGCGCCTGCATTTGGTCGTAGAGCTGCCCCAACTCTTGTCGCTGCCCGGGGTTGGCGGTCAGTTCACGTAGGGCTTTTGGCAGGTCGGCACGGGCTGCTCCTTCCAATGGTCGCTGGATGCCGTCCTTTGGGTTGTAGCCATCGTACAGACTGCGGGCCAGTTCGCCGGCTTGGTGTAGGCCTTGGGCGTGTTGGCGCACGATGGCAGCCACCTCATTTCCAGTCTGCTTGGTGTGGGAGTACAGGCGCTGGCTCAGGGTCACATCACCAACGGGCATGGCCAGCACGCTTTCAGGCGTAACGCTGGATTGCATGACGGCTCCGAAGGCCTGAGTCAGTGCAGTGACGTAATCGCCAGAAAAGCTGCGAAGCACGGCCTCTGTGGCCATGCGGGGGTCGGTACCTTGCCCAATTTGGGCCAACAGATCGTCGTAGGATGCTTGGGCGGCTTTCTCTATCTGAGCAGACAGGTCACCAGCCAGAGGGTCAATGTCGGGCAAAAATTGATCTGTCATATTAGTATCTGTTGGGCGGCTTCCATAGCGCGGGCATAGTCTTTGCCTCGCTGGTTTAGGGCCTCCTGTATGAGGTGGTAGGCGTGGCGTGTACTGCACCCGTAGGCCACGACTAGCGCGTCACGCACGGTGGGGGTGCAGTTTCCAGCGTCCAATAGCTGCCGGGCCCGCTGTACGTGATCGGGCCGGGTAAGAACGCGATAAGTGAAGCGGATGACTTTGCCAGCTTGCGCCTTGATGAGGGTCAGCACCGCATCTTTGGTACGCTGGCAGCCATCGATTCGCTGGATTTCGAGCAGCAGCCACTCCAGCTCCGAGACTTCATCGGGGCGCTGGAACTCAAATGGGGGCGGCAATCCATGGGGCATAGGTGGCTTCAGAGTCCTTTGACGTTGAGTGTTGTCACTGTGGCGTTGCGCTTGCGAATCAAGGGCGCCAATGCATAGCGAACGGCATCCCAAACGTGGTTATTGGCATCCACAAGGGACGGAAGCACATCCCCCGTCAGGCGGTCCGTCTTGTAACTCCACAGCCGCGCCTCTTCTGCAGCGTGCTTGCACGACGGGTGAATCACAATCCGCCCAAATGAGCGCAGGAACGCAACCCCATCCTCAACGCTGCCCGGCCACTTTTCGGCAGCAATCAGGCGGCTGTAGCCGTGTCGCTGCATGTAGCTGATGGTTTCAGGGCGGGCATTGTCGGCACGGGTTACCGTCTGGCGGGCTTGCGGGTGGACGGCATCAAACAGCGCCGGTAGCGCGTCAATCTCCACCCCTGCGCCGTAAGCTTCGCGCTCCAAGTACAGGTCGCTCCCACCAATCCAGCAGCGTATAAACGCAGTTGGGTCAGTAGCAAATCCCCAGTCGGCCCCTTGGTACGGCCCATCCCATCCGGGCTGCACCGTGAACGGCTCCACCGCGTACTTGCCGCGCAACACCTGGGCATCGCTGTTCT